ATATCAGCTTTCAAATTCAAAGAGGCATCAACATAGTCTTTATCAGCTTTCAAATTAAAAGAGGCATCAACATAGGTCAAATCCGCTTTAAGAGCAATAGCATCATTGGTGGCTTCCATATCAGCTTTCAAATTCAAAGAGGCATCAACATAGGTCAAATCCGCTTTAAGAGCAATAGCATCATTGGTGGCTTCCATATCAGCTTTCAAATTCAAAGAGGCATCAACATAATCAAGATTCGCTTTATTATCATTATCACCAATAATAGCAGATATAGGGATAGAGTCGTCTGGATATTGAGCGTAAAAATTGCCACAAACATCTACACGACTATTAAATCTGACATCACCATTCACAAACAATTTAGAATTAAAGCTGACGTCCCCATTGACAAATAACTTATAGTTTAAACTAAGGTCTTCGTTAGTTATTTCAGCATCTTGAATGTCTTCATAATCATCAACATCCTTAGCATAAATATCTTCAAGTGTAACCAAATCCCCAGTTCTACCTTGAAAATCCAGACCACTTTTTTTAGCATAATCCAGATATTGCCCTAATGATATATTTTCAATAGTTAGTCCGGGTGATTCAAGTAACCCTGCGATTTGTTCTATAGTAACACCTCGTTCAGCCAGTGCTTTGGGTATTTTGTGAATATCACGTTTTCGGAATTTTAATTTACCTCCATCAACATCTATTTTATGATTATCGCCAACCCAAAGCGAGTTATCTGATAAAAATAAATGTCTAACTTTGTATTCAGCACTGCCAATATCATAATTAGCATTTGAAGTGGGTAAAATATGTCCTCCCATACGATAAGTATCATTAGCATGAATTTCCCCATCAACGTATAAATTAGAATTTAATGATGTATCTCCATTTACGTAAAGATTACTACGTGCGGATACGTTTTGTGAAACATCTAAAAACCCATTAACGTAAGTTTTTCTAAGGATATTAGAATTAACAGAAGAATCATACCAAGGGTCCATAATGTATGATTAGTATAATAAATAATCATAAATTATATTTGTTATTGTGACTAAATAACACGATTTAGAAATCAGATTTAAATTCAAATACATCATCATCGACTGTCTTATTTGCTAATGCGTATTCAGCATTCGTACGCTCAAAGAAGTTCACTTTAGATTCAACGCTAATAAGCTCCATAAAATCAAATGGATTAGATGAGTTATAAATTTTGTCATACCCTAATTGTAAACATAATCTATCCGCAACAAATTCAATATATTGACACATAAGTTTTGTATTCATTCCAATCATACGGCATGGAATTGCGTCGGTAATAAATTCTTTTTCAATTTCAACAGCTTCTTTCACAATGTCATAGATTTTGGTTTGTGAAAGTCGGTTTTCTATTTTGGAGTAAAGCAATATAGCGAATTCAGTATGTAGAGCTTCGTCGCGTGAAATGAGTTCATTCGAAAAGGTGAGACCAGGCATAAGACCGCGTTTCTTAATCCAATAAATAGCTGCGAATGAGGATGAAAAGAAAAGACCTTCTACAAGTGCGAATGCGACAAGACGAGTTGCGAAATCACTTTGTTTATCATCCAACCACTTTTGCGCCCAGTTAAATTTCTTAGAAATGCATGGATAATTTTGCGTGGCTTGGAATAATTTGGTTTTCTCAGCACTATCTTTGATGTAAGTGTCAATCAATATACTATACATTTCAGAGTGAATGGTCTCAATTGCGATTTGAAAAGCGTAAAACGCACGTGCTTCAGATGGTTGAACTTCACTCATAAAGCGGGTTCCAAGATTATCAGTGACAAGTGCGTCACTACTTGAAAAGAACGCAAGAATCATTTTTATAAAGTTTTGTTCGTCGGTATTGAGTGATTTCCAGTCATTTAAATCCTGTGCGAGTGAAATTTCACCAGTGTGCCAAAAAGAGTCAATTGAACGTTTATACATTTCCCATACATCGTTGTACTGAATAGGGAACATAACATATCGATTTTCGTCAGGTTGCAGTAAAGGCTCTATTTTCTGAATGTCGGACATTGTTGTCTAAATAATATAGACGGTAGATTTTTATTTCCTTTAATAAATGTATTTATATGAGGGTTATGCTAACATATAAATATAATAAATAAGTGGTTATATACATGTATCGTGCGATAATACAAAACCCATTATTATAAATACAAAATGAACGAACACATTTTAATTATATTGTATTAAATTTGTAATCATAAATGCTAATAATACATAAAAAATACGTAATTATTCAAAAGTATATCGGTTATATTGTCAATATAATTTAAGTGATTATAGTATAATACATATATTAGGGTAAATGAAAAAAAGTTCTTATATCGACCATGATAACTACTTAGGTGAAGACAAAGTCGATATTAAGAAGCGCGGTCGTAAGTCAAAGAAACCAAATGACAAAGAATTATTAAATGAATATAAACATGATATAGAACATGAGACTTCAGTTGCCAGACAAAAATCATATTATGAAAATATACATCATTTATCGTCCAACGAAAAGAATATATTTGAGTCAAAATTTACTACACCTAAAAACCAGAGTCAAGAATATTACCATAGTCAATTAAAACGTAAAAATAAAAAGATAGTAGTAGCAACGGGACCAGCCGGTACAGGTAAAACATTATTTGCGACAGAATGGGGTGTGAGAAATTTTTTATTAGGTAATTATGAAAAATTAATATTCACAAGACCATCTGTATCTGTTGATGAAGATTTGGGTTATTTACCTGGTACATTAGAAGAAAAGATGGCTCCATGGGTACGTCCAATATATGACATATTATATACATTTATTACACCAAAAGAAGTGACAACATTACTGGAAGATAAAGTGATTGAAATAGCCCCATTAGGATATATGCGCGGTAGAACATTTAAAAATTGCTGGATAGTTGCGGATGAAATGCAGAATTCAACAACCGCCCAAATGAAGATGTTAATGACACGGTTAGGAGAAAATAGTCGTATGGTAATAACTGGCGATTTAGAACAATATGATCGTTCACAAGAAGTGAATGGATTAGAGGACTTTTTAGATAAATTTAAAGGTAAACGTTCATCAAGTATAACAAGTGTAGAATTTCAAAAAGATGATATTCAACGCGAAGAAGTAGTAAAGGAAGTATTAGACATATATGGCGGAGATATTCCAGCTTGCTACCAACATGAAGAAAATAGCGAAGATGATAACACGCTATAGACAAATATTTAGGATACAATTATTTTCGTTACATATTCTATAAATGCCATTTAAATTACCAAATTTCGGAAAATCATTAAAAATGAAGTATAACTTCAATCCCATACTTCAAAATCAATTAGTATTATACTTATTTTTGTTTATGACATTGACTCAGGTCGTTTTATTTGTAAGCAATAATGATACAACTGGTATTGTATTAATGTGTATAATCGGTTTCTTAACTTCTTTCTTTAGCAAAAACATGATAGTAATCCTGTGTGTAGTATTAACCATGACTAACTTAGTAAAGAAAGGTATGAAACACGTCGGGTATGAAGGTTTTGAAGATAATGAAGAACCAGAAGATGAAGACACTGCTAAGAAAGAGAAACCTGCTAAGAAAGAGAAAACTGCCAAGAAAGAGACCCCCACTGAAGATGAAATAGATGACGCACCCAATTCGAATGAGCTTTCAGACCAAACAAAGGACGAAATGAAGCGTGAATTTGAAAAGTTAAAGGAAGAATATCCCGAATTTAGCGCATTAAAAGAAGATATTGTTGATGCGATGGTGAAAATAGACCCGATTTTAGACAAAGCAGAGACATTTATGAATAAATACTCAAAATATAAATCTCAGAAAAAATAAGTAGTCAGATAGTAATACAAAACTAATATATATGTATAATAATATATATTAGTAACAATGTTCGGAGCATTCGTATTAGTGCCGTTAATAGGATTATTAATCGCCTTAGCAATTCAAATCGGTGAAGGCATATATGATATATTTACAGGTGTAGCTCAAGAATTTATTGAATTTCCTCAAGGTGCGGTCATTGGAGCCATATCAGGAGCAAAGATGGCACATGCGTTAGGAGTATTTGGTATAACAAACTTTATATGTGGATTGAAGATGCTTCAAAATGGTACATCATGTATTGGTTATTATTTTATGCAAATATTAGGAAAATTATTTTATTTGATTCCTATGATAGTTTTTATAGTGCTCGATTTTGTAAGTGGAAAATCTAAATTCGGTAGTCAAATAGAAAAAGTATTATGGGATGGGTTAGAAAGGGTTGATATATGGACGACCCAACGGTTTGGATTCCATATAATATATTTCTCCAAGTCGGTCAGAGATAAATGTTTTAATTGTCGTAGATTAAAAACAAGTGCGTTTGTTAGAAAAACCGGTGAATTTGTCAATGACATGACTGAAGATGTAATTCCATTAACAACCGGTGGATTAACTAAAATATTTGGTGGATTTGGAAGAATAGTGAACGCTTTTGGCATTTTATAATAGTGCACAATATTATACAAACAAATATGGCAAAAAAATGTGCTCCCGGTGTTATATGCATAGAGAATATGACATTATTATTAATATTAGCAATTTTAGTAGGTTTAGGATTCATCTTCTATCAACACTTTATGAATGTTCGTAGAGAAACAAATAAAGAAACAACTATAGTAGTGCCACCACCAATACATCATGCGTTAACTCCTATGTCTGGTAGAAATGATACTATTAATGACCCTTATGCCCCTCCATTAAAAACGCATGACGTATATTATCCCCGTGGGTCAAGTGATATTCGCGGAGTGCCTCAAGTAGCAGTTCCAGTGAATATTCAAACACGAGCAACGAATAGTAACTATCAACAGATGGGTATTTTAACACGCATGGGGAATGATGGAGAACAAAACATTCTTCCACTAATGGGAAGACGAATAATGACCGGAAGAGATAAATGGCAATTTTATACAATTGCGAATAATGGGAATTTAAATACAAAATTACCAATAAGTGTAAACGGAAAAAGTTGTACGGGTGAATATGGATGTGATGATATAAATAATGGAGATGTTGTATTTGTAGAAGGTTATAATGACACTTTCCAAGTTACAATGTATGAAAATAATTTGTTCCAGTATATTCCTAACCTTTAGATAAAGTTTTCAAAATAAACTATATGAATAATCTATATAGTATATTAATAATGTCAAATTTAGATCCTAGTAAAAAGAAAGAATTCGATCATCATATAGTAATTGACTATCAACGGGTAACATTAAATAAGAATGAAGTATCTGTTCCAAATAACGGTCGTGGTGGGTTCGCGATATCATACCCAAACACGTCATCTGAAAATAACTTTTTTTACACAAATCAAGAAACGCAATACAATTATATGCATACGAAAATGCATGTCTACAAACTAATACATTTTAATATAGAAGGGGTTACCACCAACAATGATAATATTGTTGGTGAGCTAATAATAGAGCATACAACAACAAGCAACCAAAATAAGCTATATACTTGTTATTTATTAGAAACTAAATCTTTACAAATAACTGATGAGAATGAAATAGACCGAATGTTAGCTATTAACGACCACCAAGAACCAACCATTGAGGTTGAACTGAATTCAATCATACCAAAACAAGAATCTTGTATTGTTTATAATGATGATAATGGTAGTAAGATATGTGTATTTACAACTCCAATTCAAATTAATACTGCTTCCAAAGACAATATAGCGAACAATTTTGGTAATGTAACCACTATGTTTAATAATTATCCCAATGAAGCTGCCAAGAAAGCACAAGAAGCTGTCAAGATAGCACGAGAAGCTGCCAAGAAAGCACAAGAAGATGTCAATAAAGCACAAAAAGAGGCTGAAGCTAAAAACCCAATTTATATTGTTATCCCCAGTAATAACATATCAAAAAGAGATGCAGAAGAGATTTATATTGACTGTAGTCCAACTGGTGCGAGTGAGGAAGAACA